CTTCGAGCCGGACTACAAACCGATGCGCTCGAAAAAATACAAGGTGGAGCTATGAACTGCGCCAACTGCCAGCACGCCAAAACCCGCGTTGGACTGCTGGGCCGCTGGGTGTTCTGCGCACGGTTCCACACGGCGGTGACGGTGCGCTGCGCGGACTATCGGCAGAAGGGGCTGGGCAAGTGAAGGCGGGACGCAAGCCCGCCATCGGCCGCGTGATTCTGATGTCGGCGGCGTTCAACCGCACGGTCGCCGAGATCGTGCGGGCGACCGGCGCCAGGCCGGAGACGGTGCGCAAGGTGTTGATCCGCGCCGAGGATCGCGGCGAGATCGTGTTGCGCCGGTTCGTCCATGGCAAGTGCGGGCGGACCATTTTTGTGGAGAGGAGCGGGGGGTGAGCGATCCGAAAAAAACGGAAGAAATCGGGGCCACAAGAACGCCGCTCGGAAGGTTCGCAAAAGGCAATCCAGGCGGTCCACGTGGGCCTAAAGGCGTGACGCGAGACGTGCGTGAGGCCATCGCCAAGATCGCCGAGGGCAAGGTGGACCAGGTATCCGGCTGGCTGGATTCCGTCGCCGCCGAAGACCCGGCCAAGGCCATGGACCTGTACCTGAAAATGATCGAGTACCACATTCCCAAACTGGCTCGCTCGGAGATGACCGGCCCCAACGGCGGCCCAGTGCAGATACAGGCGCCAAAGCTGGAGATCGTCCTGCATAGGCCAGATGCGCCTTGACCTGCATGCAAAGCAGTCTGTCGCGTTCCAGTCCGCAGCAACGGAAATCTTGTACGGCGGCGCGGCCGGGGGCGGCAAGTCGCACCTGATGCGCGTCTGCGCTATCGCGTGGGCGGTCGATATTCCGGGCATCCAGATTTATCTGTTCCGTCGCACGCACCCTGATTTGTGGAAAAACCACATGGAAGGCCCGAGCAGTTTTCCGGCAATGCTTGCGGAATGGGTTGCTTCAGGTTTGGTGCGGCTCAACCTGTCGGATGGCCAGGTTATTTTCTGGAACGGCAGCAAGATCCACTTGTGCCACTGCCAGCATGAAAAGGACATGCTCAAGTACCAGGGCGCGGAAATTCATGCGCTGCTGATCGACGAGCTTACCCACTTCAGCGAAACGATTTATCGATTCCTGCGGGGGCGTGTGCGTCTTGGCGCGTTCTCTCAGTCCATTCCTGAGCGTTGGCGCGACCAGTTCCCGCGCATCCTGGCTGGCGCGAACCCTGGCGGAGTTGGTCATCACTTCGTCAAACAAACCTTTATAGATGGCGCTCGCCCGCTGCTGATTCGAGACATGCCACCCAAAGACGGCGGCATGCGGCGGCAGTACATCCCAGCGCGGCTTGATGACAACCCGAGCATGGATGAGGGCTATGCGGATCGCCTCGCCGGACTGGGCAACGAAGCACTGATCCGCGCAATGCTGGAGGGTGACTGGGACATCGTTTCCGGCGCCTATTTCACCGAGTTCAGCCGCTCACGCCATGTGATCAAGCCGTTCACCATCCCGCTGCACTGGACGCGCTACCGAGCGTTCGACTGGGGCTCCGCGAAGCCGTTTGCCTGCTACTGGATCGCGGTTTCTGACGGCGCCATGACGAAGTTTCCGCGCGGCGCGCTGATCGTCTATCGGGAGTGGTACGGCATGAAGCCAGACCAGCCCAACGTCGGCCTGAAGATGACGGCGGATGCCGTGGCGCGCGAGATCGTGCGCAGGGACCAACAGGAAACCACCACCGGCAACGGCTGGGGGGTGGCGGACCCGGCAATATTTGCCGAGGACGGCGGCCCATCGATTGCCGAGGCCATGCGGGCGGAAGGATGCCGCTGGCGTCAGGCCGACAACAAGCGCAAGCCAGGCTGGGAACAAGTCCGCATCCGCCTGACCGGCGACGAGGATGGGCGGGCGATGCTGTACGTGTTTGAAACCTGCGTTCACCTGATCCGCACCCTGCCGGCCTTGCAGCACGACGAGCACGACCCCGAGGACGTGGACACCAATCAGGAGGACCACGCCCCGGATGCGCTTCGATACGGGTGCATGGCGCGGCCAATTGTCCGCGAGCAGAAAACAGGGCCAACCGGACCCAAGCCTGGCACCTTCGACCACCTCCTCCTCGTCACCGACGAGCCCAAGCGGGCCAGCAAGTACCGCTCCCTGCGGGGGTGAATTTGGCTTGTTGATCGGGCTGATTTATACCGTGCGCATGGACACAATCAGCCAGATTCACGCGGGCCTCAGGGCCACATTGCCGAGCATCGACTACAACGATCTGCTGGCGATGGAAGACCCTTCCGCCGAGTTTGAAGCGCACTGCGCGGCCGAGACGGGCAAGGATTACTGGTTCTACTCGGTGCGCGGCAAGCTGGTGAACGGCGATGTCATCCTGGTGCGCGCGAGCACGCCGCTTACCGCCGAGACGCTGGCGCAGGAAGGGCTGCGCGACACGCTGGCCGCACTGCGCCGGCATCGGGACAACACGGGCCTGGAGGCCACGGTGGAGATGAGGCCGGCATGAAAGAACCCCAGCAGACCGAGCAGCAGAAGGCACTGGCGCGGCAGTGGGGCAAGCGCCTAGACCGCGCCCTCAAGCAGCAGCGCGAGGAGAAGCAGGAAGCCCGCCTGAAGCGGCTGCGCCGCTACGTGCGCGGCGAGGAGGGCGACGATGGCGAGAAGGGCCTGGTGCGGACCAACATCATCCACGCCAACTTCGCCGCCATCCTGCCGCAGATTTACGCGAAGAACCCGGAGATCGCCGTCACCCCTAGCGAGGCGGCGGACGCCAACACCTACGCCTGGGTGGGCGGCTTCTGCGAGACCCTGCAATCGGTGCTGAACCGGGTGTTCATCGCCGACGCCAACCTCAAGCCGCGCGCCAAGAGCGCCATCCGCTCGGCGATGACCACCGGCATCGGCTGGTGCAAGGTGTCCTGGCAGAAAGACCTGCGCCGCGACCCCATCATCGAGAGCCGCATCGCCGACACGCAGGACAACCTGCGCCGGGTGCGTGATCTCATCGCCACCCTGGAAGAGGGCGACGGCTCACGCGGCGACCTGGAAGCCAAGCAGGCCGAACTGGACCAGCAACTGGCCTCGCTCAACCAGCAGGCCGAAGTGTCCGCCGTCGAGGGCGTGGTCATCGACCGCGTGCAGACCGAGGATATCTTCATCCTCGACGACACCCTGGCCGACTTCGACGGCTACACACAGGCCGAGGCCATCGCGCACCGGGTATGGATGACCTGCGACCAGTACCGCGAGGCGTTCGGCAAGGACGCCCCGAAGTCCGCCAGCCGCTACGGCATGGACAAGCGCGAGACCGACCACGGCCGCACCAGCGAAGACGCCGACGCGCCCAAGCTGGTGGCGGTGTTCGAGGTCTGGCACCGCCTGGACAACACCGTGTACACGCTGTGCGCCGGTTCCGACGAGTGGGCGCGGGATCCCTACGTGCCAGAGGTGCTGGGCAAACGCTTCCACCCCTTCTTTGGCCTCGCCTTCAACCCCACGGACGGCAGCAAGCAGCCCCTGAGCGATGCTGAACTGCTGATCGAGCTCCAGGACGAGTACAACACCACGCGCACCAACTTCGCCGAGCACCGCCGCGAAAACCTGCCGGTGCGGGTGTACCGCAAGGGCGGCGACCTCACGGACAACGACGTGCTGGCCCTGTCCAACCGGCGCGCGAACGACTGGATCGGCATCGAGGGCGACCCCGGCCAGCCCATCCAGAACGACATCGCCGTGCTGCCTAACCCGCCGGTGGACCCGGCCACCTACGACGTGGGCGGCATCCTGCGCGATGCGGAGATGGTGCTGGGCGCGGGCGACGCCTCCAAGGGCTTTATCAACAAGGCCAAGACCGCCACCGAGGCGGAAATCATGGCGATGGGCCTGCAATCCCGCGTCACCGAGCGGCAGGACGTGGTGGAGGACTGGATCGGCGACATGGCCACCTATGCCGCCGAGCTGTGCTTGCAGGAACTGACGCCGCCGCAGGTCAAGCGCATTGCCGGCGAGTCCGCCGTGTGGCCGCAGTTGTCGCGCGAGCAGATTTTCGACCTGGTGCACATCCAGATTCGCGCGGGTTCCACCGGCAAGCCCAACCGCAACCAGGAACGAGAGCAGTGGGCGCAGATGTTGCCGCAGATTCAGCAGGCCATGAGCCAGGTCATCGAAGCCCGCCAGGCCGGGCAGACCGATCTGGCCGACTCGATCATGAAGCTGATGGAGGAGACGCTGCGCCGCTTCGACGAGCGCATCGACATCGAGAGCTTCTTCCCGCAGCAGCAAGAGGGCCAGGAAGAGGCCCCGCAAGAGCCCAGCATCCCGCCCGAAGTGCAGCAGCAGATGGAGCAGGGCATGCAGGTCATCCAAGCGCTGCAACAGGAAAACGCCGCGCTCAAGGAGCAGGCCCAGGGCAAAGCCGAGGATGCCGCCCTGGCGCGCGACCGGCTCGCCTTCGAGCAGGCCAAGGCAGGCGAGGAAATCGCCCTCAAGCGCGAAGAGGCCGAGCGCATGGCCGCCGTGAGGCTGGAAGAGGCCCGCATCAAGGCCGAAGCGCAGGCCCAGGCCAGCATCGAGGCCGAACGCATCCGCGCCGAGAGCCGCGCCGCCGAGCTGGCCAGCCAGGAACGCATCGCCCTGGCCCGCGAGATGATGGGCGTCATGGCGCAACGCCAGCAGGTGGCCGACGATGCCCAGCAGGCGCAGGCGGATCAAGCCAGCCAGCAGGCGATGGCCGAAATGATGCAGAACATGCAGGCCGCGCTATCCAGCATGGCCGAGCAGTTCAGCGCCGCCATGTCCGGCATGCAGATGCAGATCACCGCGCCCAGGCGGGTTGTCCGTGACGCCAACGGCGACATGGTGGGCGTGGAAACCGTCAACACATTGCAGTAGGAGGCAACACACATGGAACGCCGCTTTAGGGTCTACAAGGCCGACGAATCCACAGCCGCTATGGAGATTATTGAGGACAACGCCGGGGGCGTCGTCATGACGCTCGGCGGCGTGCCCGTGCCGACCTACGCCACCGACAACAACGGCAACGTCACCGGGCTGGTGGGGCCTGGTGGCAGACGCGATTTAGCCACCCTCATGATCGCGCAATCTGCTGTGCCTGCTGGCCTGCCCAGTTCCGGCACGATTGGCAACAACGGGGCGCTCTCCGGCATCACAGCACTGACCATCACCTATCCCGGCATCTGGCTCTACTTCCCCGCCGGCGCGGTCTATGCCGGCTCGGTCGCGGGCTTCTACTGGACGGTGATGAGCAGCACCACCGCCGGCACCATCTACGACACCCGCCTGTCCGGCACGGAAGCGCCCTATGTCCCCGCCAGCCCGACGCCGATTGTCGCCGCAGGGCCGGGCGCGTACACGCAGACGACCGGCTCGGCCATCACCATCTGCACGCACACCATCCCCGGCGGGGCGATGGGCATCAACGGCTCACTGACCTGCATCCCGATTTCCCGAATGAACAACAGCGCGGGGAATAAAAAAGTTCTAGTTGTGTCCGCCGCGTCAGTTGTAGTAGACGTCACCTTTACCACCATGGCGCAATTCCGCCAGTTTGTTGAGACCATCAACCGGGGCGTGGCGAACGTGCAGGCGCGGACATTCTGGGGCGGGTTCGGCAACTCCGCTACGGACCCAATGGGCGCCAACCTCGCCATCAACACCGCCGCCGACTGGCCCGTGACGCACCAGCTCCAGATCGCCGTCGCCACCGACACCATCGTGCTGGAACGCCTGTACATCTCACTGACGCCGAGGGACTGACCATGCCCATCCAGAACTTCCCCGCCACCCCGGCCGGTCAGGCTGCCGCCTTCGCCGTCGCCAACCCCAAGAATGTCACCTTCACCGGCTCGGGCTTTGAGGTCCGCTCCGGCGCGGACTACGTCGCGCCGCCTGCGCAGGTCGTTACCTCCGTCACCCCGCGTCAGGCCCGCCTTGCGCTACTCGGGGCCGGCAAGCTGGCTGCCGTCGAGGCCGCCCTGGCTGCCATGACCGGCGCACAGGGCGAGGCCGCACGCATTACATGGGAGTTCGCCACAGAGGTCCGGCGCGACGATCCGCTGATCGCTGCGTTGGGGCCTGCGCTCAACCTCACCGGCGCGCAGATCGACGCGCTGTTCGTCACGGCGGCGGGTTTGTGAGCCTACAACGCGCCGAGCGCCTCAACACCGTGCAGCCGCGCCTCGCCGACGTGGTGAGGAAGGCCGCCACCTACCTGGACTTCGACCTGCTGGTGGTCGAGGGCGCGCGCGCCAAGGAGCGCCAGGCGGTGCTCGTGGCAAAGGGCGCCAGTCGCACCATGAACAGCAAGCACATCCCGGACAAGACCGGCTTCTCCCGCGCCGTGGACGTGGCCCCGGTGGTCGATGGCGAAGTGCGCTGGGACTGGCCCCTGTTCTACGCAATCGCGGCGGCCATGAAGCACGCTGCGCAGGAACTGGAGGTGGCCATCGTCTGGGGCGGTGACTGGCGACGTTTCCGCGATGGCCCGCATTTCGAGCTGGCATGACTACGCTTTGGAAGCCCTACATCGCCAACTGCCTGATCTGGGCCATTGGTATGCAGCTATCCAGAGGCGGCTGGGTCTGCTGGCGCAAGAGCCACTATGGCTGGTGGCCACACGCGATCTGGTCGATCGACCGCAAGCTTTGGTGGGAGTACCTGCCGGTGAACTTCTCGGGCCGGCTGCGCTGGTGGCAAGTGCTGTGGATCGTGCTGTTTCGCGGCCAGCCGCGCGCGGTTGAGAGGGGCGAACTGTGAACTTGTGTGGAATGAGTCAAGCCGCTGTGGACACGGTGGCCATTATCGGTGCCGTCGTGCTCGGTGCGGCAGCGGTTGTGTTTGTGGTTGGCTTGTTGGTGTGGAAGGTGTTGGGCGACCTATGAAATTCACTCACCCCGACGGCCTGCACGACTTGATCGTGGTACAGGGCACCGCGTTGATGGCTGAGGTGGAACTCCCGCCGCTCCCGGGCTGGGTGACGATTGGCCAGCTTGGTGAGGGTGGTCAGATCATCATCGACAAGGACGAGTGGCCAGCGTTCAAGGCCCTGGTCGCCGAGATTGACGAGGCGTTGAAATGACCCGCCCCCACTACCTCATCCGCATCGGTGACGCTACCTCGCAGTGGCTCAATGTCCTGCTGCTGAATGGCGACGCCAACGAATCCATCTCCGGCCGCGCCCACCGCGAGGGCTGGAAGACTGCCGAGCGCATCATCAACTGGTTGCTGCGCCCGCTCGGCCCGGATCACTGCCGCGTGGCTTACGAGGCAGACGTGGCGCGGGCCTGGGAACTCGTGAAGGAGAGCACATGAACATCCGCACCCGCCGCTGGCTCAAGGGCATGAGCAAGTCTCTCACCGTCCACGCCGGCACGCTCGTCCTGGTGGTGGGCTATCTCCAGGGCCAGACCGAGTGGATCACGCGCCACTTCGGAGAGGCTGCGACCGGCGATGTGCTGATGGGGCTGGGCGTGCTGATGATCTTGCTGCGGGCCAAGACCAGCGAGAGCCTTGAGAGCAAGGGGGCGAAATAATGGGCATGCACCTTGACCTGGCAGATGTCGCGGCAGGGCATCCGCTTGCCGAAGAAGAACTGGCTGAACTTCGCCTCGCCGAAATGCGATATGAAACGGCTCGGCGGATGAACCCGCGCCAATGGGCCGACGCATGGCAACTGAACCTCCAGACGGGCAAGCCGTTTGACGAGATCATCGACAACATGCGCCCGTTCATGCTGCCCAACACTAGTACATCGCTTGAGAGCAAGGGGGCGAAATGAACTTCGGATACTTCCAGACAACGCCTAGTTTTGGCGGCATGAAAGTGGTTGTACTGCCCGACGACGATGAACGTATGAAGGATATACCAGACGGTGACATTGGCAGTGACGGGGCGTCGTTTTACTGTCGAGAGAGCCAGTGGCCACGGCTTAAGGGTCTGCTCCTGGCCGGCTCCTCGGAAAGCAAGGGCAGCAAGTGACTAATCAGACCATTGCGCCGATGCCCGATGTTGAGTGGGGATTGTGCAAACCAGAGTGCCCGATGCTGGCTCAGTGGGAGCATCCATTTTGGCACCACACAGCATGGTGCTGGCACCTAATGAAAAATTTGGACTTTTATGACTACTGGCTGGCCGATTGCACGCGATCAGAGCCTGACCAACGGCTTGTCCGTATACGTGATGCAGGCAGGACGTTGCCGCCTAACACGCCAGAAAGCGAGAGCAAATGATCCACCCCCTCGCCCTCCGCTACCTCCCCCACGCGCTCGCCACGGTCGCCGTGCTGGGCGCGATCTGGTGGGTTCATGACTCTGTATGGGATGCCGGTTATGCGCGTTGCGAAGCGGACTACGCCGCCCAATCTGCTGCTGCGGCGGCTCATGCGCGGCAAGACTATCTGGATGCCATTGCCAAGGGTGACGCACTTTCTGCGCGCCTTGCAGCATCCCAAGCCGAAAACCAGAAACTAAGGAGCCGACATGCGGATTCTGCTCGCTCTATTCTTGGTGTTTGCCCTGACAGCCTGCGCGTCCTCCACGACGCCGCCGCCGCAGGTACAGAACTGCCCCCAGCCTCCAGCACACTTGCTGGTCAGACCGGACTCGTTGCGGCCAGTGCGGTTGCCGTCGCCGTCGGAGAAAACTACGCCGACTGCCGAGAGTACGCAGAAAGACTCAACGCGCTGATCGACTGGCACACGAGAGGCCAACAATGACCGACGAACTCAACGCCAAGCTCGACATGCTCCACGCCCGCATGTCCACGATGGAACTGACGCTGGCCAAGGTGTCCGACGCCCTGGTGAGCATCGCCCGCATCGAGGAGCGCATGCAGGCCAACAGCGAGGCGCTGAGCCGCGCCTTTGAGGCCAACCACAAGCTCGCCGAGGCGCTATCCAAGCACGAACACCTTGCCGACGAGCGCATGCGCAAGCTGGAGGAAGTCGCCCCCGTCCACAAGCTCGTCTCCGGCTGGGTGCTCGCCTGGATCGCCGGAGCCGTGGGGCTGCTGGGCGGGGTGGTGGCCAGCAAAGTGCTTGGAGGTAACTGATGCACGTCTACCACGTCATCCGCCACCTGGACCGCTTCCAGGCCCGTTTTAGGTCGCCTGGAGACTGAATGCCCTCTGGTGTCGGCACAGCCACAATAGACTTCGGCGCTACGCCCGCGTCCGAGGCGAGTGTCGCCGTCACGGGACAGGCCGACATTTCTGCCACATCACACGCAGAAGCGTGGGTTATGGCAAAGGGCGCGGGGGCGGCGTTGGCAGATCAGCAGTTCGCAGCCATTGCTCTTCGCGTGGTGTGTGGAGAACCAATCGCAGGCGTCGGTTTTACCATTAATGCCTATTGCCTGATCGGCTACGCCGAGGGCACGTTTGAAATCGAATGGACTTGGAGCGATTGACATGAGTTTCCTGCAAAAACTTCTCGGCAATTCCTCAGGCAACGTCGCTGAGGTCAACAGCAGCAACGAACTTCTTGCCGTGACCAACAAAGCCCGGAGCACGATGACGGTTTTCTGCGAGAACGACCCCGGCACCGTCACCGGCACGGCACTGCTCAAATCCCCCGAGGTGAGCCAGGATTACCGGCTGCGGGTTGGCCTGGACACCGTGCTGTTCACCGACACGTTCAACGCCACGGCGCAAAATACCGGCAACTGGAAGCATTCGTTCACCACCATGACGATGACCCAGAGCGCCGGTTTCCTGAACATCAACGCCGCCGGCACCAGCACCGTATCCGGTAACTTCGCCTATCTGCAATCCTGGCGCCATTTCCCGCTAATCGGTACTGCCCCGCTGGCGGTCGAGTTCACCGGGCAATTCACCGCTACGCCGACCGCGAACGAGATTTTCCAAGCCGGACTTGGCATTCCGACCGGCGCTGCTCAACCTGTGGACGGCGTGTGGTTCGAGTTCACTTCTGGTGGCCTGATGGGTTGCATCCGCTACAACTCCGGCACGGTGGACAAGGTCACGCTCATCTCAAACGTGGCGGCCATGCCGCTTAACACGAACGGCAAATATGTCATGGTGGTTGGCGAGCGCGAAATCGAGTTCTGGCTGGACGATGTGCTGTATGGCACGCTCGACATGCCGAACGCCCAGGGGCAACCGTTCATCACCACCGCGCTGCCCCTGTTCATGCAGAAGTACAACTCCGGCACTGTAGGGTCAAGCCCAAACATGATCGTCAAGATCGGCGACATTTCCGTCACCCTGATGGACATGAACGCGAATATGACATGGGCCAACCAGATGGCTTCCTGCGGCCTTGGGTTGCAGGGCCTGAACGGCGGCACGATGGGTTCCCCGCAAGTGCAATGGGCCAACACCGCATTGCCGACTGCCGCCGCCGCCACCAACACCACGGCGGCTTTGGGCGCATTCCTTGGCGGCATCTTCCAGATGAACGCCCCGGCCACTTCCGCAACCGACGTGATCATCGCCAGCTACCAGAACCCAGCCGGTGGCGTGAACCAGACCCCGCGCACCATGAAACTGCGCGGCATCAAAATCGACTGCGTGAACAGCGGCGCGGCGGTGGCGACAACCGCAACCGCCTTCGCTGTGGCGATTGCCTGGGGCGGCACTCAGCTTTCCCTTGGTACGGTCACGGCGGATTCCGGCTCCTTCGTCAACAACACGGCAAAGGCCAGGCGCATCCAACCCATCGGCGTCATCGCCTTCCCTGTGGCCGCGGCCATTGGCGCGGCAGCAACGCCGATCCAGTTCGATTTCGAGGCCCCGTTGGTCATCAACCCCGGCGAATACATCCAGGTGGTTGCCAAGATCCTCGTTGGCACGGCAACGGCTTCCGAGGTCTTCCAGTGGATCGTCTCGCCTAACCTGTACCACGAATGAGCTTACTACTGCGCCGCCGATTCCTTCTCGATGGCATCGTCGCGCAGCCTGCTTCGCTGGGCGCCTGGGGCGATTACCGGAGATCCCCGCGCGGCAAGGACGAAGACGAGGACGAGGCATTGATTCCCGAGGCCCTGGACGCCGCCACGGTGTCCAGGCTGCGCGATGAGATGCTCGGCGGCATGCTGTCCCAGGAAGCGCGGCAACTGCGCCGCAAACGGGCCGAAGAAGAGGCCCTGATTCTGATGATGTGAGAGAGGAGTCCACATGGACGAGGAACTGCAACACGACACCCCCATCGAGACGCCGGAGAGCAACGAGCCGGAAACCATGCTGGAAGCCATCCAGGAGGGCCTGCAAGGCGACGAGGAGCCGCAGCCGCTGGATGATGGCGAGACCACCGATCGCCCGCGCGACGAGTCCGGCCGCTTCGCCAGGAAGGAAGGCGACAAGCCGGCCAAGCCGGAAGACGTCAAGCCCGCCGAGACGCCCGAGGATGAAATGACCATGCCGGAAGGGTTGTCCGAGAAGGCCCAGGCGCGTTTCCGCAAGCTGGCCGGGCGCGTGCATGAACTGTCCGAGGCGCACGAGGCCGCGCAGCGCAGCATCGAGGAGTTCCGCGACGTGGTGCGCTCCACCGGCGCTTCGCCGCAGGATTTCTCCATGGCCCTGGACTACCTGCGCGCGATGAACAGCGGCGACATGCAGACCGCCCTGCGCATCGTCGAGGAGCAGCGCCGCATGATCTCCTTGGCCATGGGCCAGCCCCTGCCCGGTGCCGACGCCCTCGCCGAGTTCCCCGACCTGCGCCAGCGTGTGCAGGCGTACCAGATGGACGAGTCCGCCGCCCTGGAGATCGCCCGCGCCCGCGTCATGCA